CTTTCCAAGCCTTAAGCAAGCCTTTCGTATTGTTATTTGAAGAAATATACTCGGCTTTAAATTCCTGAAACTCAGACTCGATAGCTTCGATTTTCGCAGAACCCCTAAGAAAGCTAGTAACCTGCTCAACTGAGGCATTTTCTTTTGGAACACCCTTCATAGCCTCTGCAACATCTTTGTCCGTGGCAGGCCCTGGTGGTAAATTCTTAAGTGCTTGAGATAATCTTACAGTTTGGAATCTTCGCCGTAGCTCTGTTTGCTCGTCTTGTGTACCGCCTAACGACTTTATGAACTCACCTATCGTTGCGCTGGCTCCGGTAGGTAGGTCATCTTTAAATCTGTCATAGTCATCAGCCAGTAACTCATACTCCCTAGCCTTAGTTGTTGAGCGCATAAAATCTTCCTGCGCAGTTATCAAGGCTTTCTCTGCTGTACCGCTAAGCTTTTCATCCTTTGGTATCAACCCGACGTCTTTAGCAAACATGCTAGCGCCTTCAGGATCTCGCTTTTTAAGGTCGTTATAAAATTCAAAGTCCTGCATATTAGCAGTTCCGGCACCTTGTCGATTAAAGCCTGTATCAACCAAAGGCTCAGTCTGACTAACAACACCTTGAATCTGTTCACGAGTCATACCTTGCAACTGTTGAGGGCTGTACCCCAACTGTGTTAACTGAGGTAGATTTGGCTGTAGGATCTGCGACCACTGGGATTCATCAACACTAAGTAATTGCTTGCCTAGTTGGTTTAAGTATCTGGCAGCGCCTAAAGATTGCTCTGGCGAAAGTTGTGGCGCTTGATTTCCTTGGTCTACTCGCTGTTGTAATAGTTGATTCTGCAAGCCTTGAGTCTGTAAATTAGCCTCTTGTTGTCGAGACTTTGAAATCATATCGCCGATTCGACTTGCTGCCGTTGGGGGTGCCGTTAAATTAGCGGCTATAGAGTTTAGTGGACTAACCATTATGCAATATTCCCAAATCGATTAGGGTTTACAGTGCCACCCATAGGGGTTGCGCCTCCTCTAAGCATCCCCATGCCACCCATGCCAGTAAATGCATTAAGTCCAGCAGTTAGGCCGGATGTTAATGATGAGGGGTTTTTAGCTGCGAATGCTGCACCGCCCGCTCTTGCTGTTCCAAGGTTTTGGGCTAGTTGTGCAAGTTCTGAACCTTGGCCTAGCTCGATATTAGCTAAGGCTTGTCGGCGTGCGGTTTCTTGTGACGCTAGATCACGACCACCACCACCCATAATATCAGCTAAGGATAGACCGCGATTTAATTGTAGGTTTGAAATCTGTTGTAGAGCGTTCAATGATGGTGCGGAAGCCGCTCCGATCTGGGAAAGTCTGTTACCTATATTAGCCTCTGTTCTGGCTCTAGTTTGCTCTGCTAGAGCTGAAAGTGCGTTACCACCAACACCACCAAAACGAGCGTTATTACGCATAAAGGCGCGTTCTTGCTCTGCTTGTAGTGGATCTGCTACACGACCTATGGCCGCCTCTCTAGCTTCTGGACCGCCAAAACCCAACAAAGCTTGCTGCTCATCTAGGAGTGGTTGAGCCATACTAGCTAGAGGGGAAAGTGTTCTACCAGATGTTTGGAAGCCTTGATCAGTGAAGCCTGTTTGACCGGCGATACCAGCTAAAAGCTCTTGCCGTGGATCTGGTAATGGGGTTTGGGATTCTTGAAGCCCTGAAAGCTCAGCCTGTAATGCCGATATTTCCTCAAGTCGTAAAGCTTGATCTTCAGGAGATTCGGCGATAGGTGTGCGAGACGCAGCACCCGCTAAAGGTGGTCGACCACCGGTAGGCTCTGCAAATTGTTGCGGTGGGTTTTGCAGTAGCTCTAGGCGGTCTTGTATATTTTGTATTTCAGGGTTTACAACTTCGCCAGACAATGCACTTCTAGCCCTGTTTGTGCCTTCAATGGTTGCCCGTTGCGCAGCCTCTACCCCTTCGGCCTGGCGTCGCCCTGCTCGTTCTGCTGCGTTTCGTTGTTGGCCGGATTCATAAGCCCCGAGTAGGCCCGCTCCCCCCGCTATAATTCCCGCTGTTATCAAACCCATAAAGCACCTTCGTGTATAAAGTCTCTTGCAGTTTATACCCCAACTTTTCATACAGCTTTCGAACTGTATCGGGCATTGATGACTGCATATAAGCCAAATTTAAGTATTTCACTTCTTGCTCTATACACAAGCGCTCAAGGTGTGCGATGAGTTGCACTCCTGCAAGTTTACCACGTTTTTTAGGATTTACCCACCACGCAATCTCCGTAGCAGTCCAGGCTTTAGTTGATCCGATTAATGGTGATTTAATAGCGAATATAACCCCAAAGACACCACCATCATCAGCAACCAATAGTAAACCTTGATCAAATGATAGTTGAACCATATTTTCGGCATGATCTCTTTCGAAAGGCTCGTCAAATTGAGTATGCCCCCAAAATTCCTCACACATATCAAGTATAGCGTCGAAATCGTCATAGGTTGCTAGTCGTATCATTATATACGCTCCATAATAAGGTAGATTGCGGCGACGGAAACTATCATGGCACATCACTAACAATATCGGCGCTCGTCATATTTACCATTGTAAAATTCAAACTCGCATTATTATCATTAATTGCTGGATAGGTGTCGCCATCACCCATGCGCCACCAGTGATCAGGTGCCGATGATAGTATTGATAGGTCATGCGGGGAACCGCTATTATAAATAGCCGCCACGTTCGTAGACTCATCACTAGGCCATAACGCAACCTCATCAATTCGCGCACTATTGCGCAAATAATTTCCAGCTCCCGCCCTTCGCGCTAAATAAAATAAATCGTCTACGATAGCGCCACTAAACCCGTAATTGTTATGGCTATTAGTTGTTGATTCTAATGATCCATTTTTATATATCGAAAACCTAGAATAGTAATCATTAATTGAGCCTGAAGCCGAACCGGTAGTACCACCATCGAAAGTTATTATCCAGTGTTCCCATACACCCACCGTCACAGAACCGTTAGGAGTCTCAAGTTCTAAATTATTAAAATCCGTCCCGTAAAACAAAACAATCCTATCATTTGACCCTTGACCGTTGTGTTTTATCCAAATTTGACCTTCGTTTTGTTCATCGCTACCACCAAAACTTATAATGCTTTGGTTCTGATTTCCGCTAGTCCCCGCCTTAAACCAAAACGAGATAGTCCAAGCGTCCCCAGACCCATTTGACGGTCTATAAAGTGGGTTAGATGTTGAAGCGGTAGCCGAGAGATAATCTTGATTATTGAATTGAATTGACTTTGTATTACTAAACGGTGGGCTTGATACAGTTAAAATAATTGTCTCTGAATCCTCACCGTTATAATTAATCGCTTTTACAGGGATGTTATACGAGCCTGCGATTAATGATGATCCTCCAATTAGTTTGCGTACATTTCCTTCAACTGTTACCACGCCTGGAACGCTGGATAAATCCCACTCGTAACCTACCCCGTAATCTGCGCTTAACTCATAATTTAACGTTTCCCCAGTTACAATAGAAACCGCGAGACTAGATGTAATATTAGGTATATTTGTTGATGGGGTTCCAGATGCTACAAAAATAGCATTTAATGCGTTGCAAACTTCAGTGGCGTTATTGCCGTATATGTTACCCTGATCATCCAATAAATCATCATATTCTGCTTGGCTAATAATTTCTATATCACGAGCCAAATCGCTCACAGTGCAGGTTGGGCCATCAATTGAGGCGTGCAAGCTGTTTAAAAACTGCGCGCCATTAGCATCTTCAATAAAAATAGCATTAGCGTTGGAATCTTTGTAAATAGTTATAGTCATTAAGCAGCCCTTATCGAGACGTACACGCCAGCGTTAACCACGGTTCCATTTGTTGAGAGTCTTATTTGTAGGCGTCCTGGGTTTAATTGTGTATTAGTATCACCCATATAGATCGGGAACGATGTTACTCGCTGGTAGCCTATTCCGCTTCCATTATCTAGTCGTTCAGACCAAAATTGCAAAGGATATTGGCCCGCCCCGTCACCCAGTAGATACCTAGCTTCTAATAACGCATTATTAGTACTTGGGGTTACAGTGAAATCATTACGGACTATAATCTCACTACCGAGCGATAGCTGTGTAAAGTCGAGATAACCTGTTGACGTATTTAAAACCTCAGAAACCCCAGGCGGGCGATAATTTTTATTAGTGAACGCACCCAGCCCATTATTAGGAAGATCCGTCCAAACATTCGAAACTACAGAAACCGGTGATATGCTTGTGCTTGTGTCGTTGTAATCTAAAAAACCAAATTCACCGCGTCCACCTATATAATCCTTTACTAACTCCATCCATGCGCGCATTTCATACGATGCGGTATCGTCCTCATTGGTTATCGGCTGAGTCGTGTGTGGCAATAAATCTGTCATATTACAGCTATAACCTTATTTACATTACATTCAGCCGTGGTCGATGTGCCGAATCTTAGCATTCTTGAAAATGAAGCCGACCCCAATCGATCCCATCGAACATGCCTACCGTAATCACCTACACCACCCGCACCCAATTGTAAACCATCCGACCATGTATGGCCATCATCCGACCAACTTAGAACCATATCCCCGTCATAGCCTGAGTCCATAGCGACCACCACAGACTTTAAAGGAACGTGCTTACCTTTATTGTCGAATGGCTGTAAAACAAATTGTCGGTGTATAGGCTGCGAAAATTCAGTTGTGGAGTTATCCAGCGTTCCGATCGCGCCGCTTGCTGAGTCGCCCACAATCAGTTCGCCGTACACATTAAGAACATGGTTAACACGCCAAGGAATACTAACGTCGCTAATATTTGATCGTCTTTGATGCCAACGACCGGTGATTAAGTCGTATAGAAAACAGTAACTATCTATTCTGAGGGCGATGTACTCACC